CGGAGCCGGCGGCACGATCGCCAGACGCGTCGGCTCGTAGGGGTTCACGCGCGCTTCAGGCCTTCGAGCGTCTCGGCCCACCGGCGGTCACGCTCGGCACCGGCCTCCTCCGCCTTCGCGAGGTGTTCGGCGCACTTGAGCCGCGCCTTGGCGGCGGTCATCATCAGCCGCGCTCCGGGGGTCTCTGTGGCCTCGATGCGGTCGAGCAGCGCCGCCATCTTCTCGGCCGGCACGTCGAGCGGCTCCATCCCGAGGATGGAGCGGATCTCGTTGAGCTCGAAGAGGCAGGCCCCGCCGGTGTGCACCAGCGCCGACTTCTCGAAGGCGTCGTGGTCCCAGCGGATGCCGGCCGTCTTCTCGACCACGGCGCGCATCGCCGTCGCCCACTCGGCCTCCGCCTGCTCCGCGAGACCAGCGTGACGCTCGGCGGCGTGCTTGGCCCTGCGGTGAACCACGTCCGCCGGCTCCGACTTGATGGCGTCGCACACGCGGCGCGCGTCGGCGTACTCCGAGGCGAGCTTCATCCCCTCGGGCTCGGGCGTTTCACGCAGTGAAGCGAGGCCGTCGGGCAGCTCGGGGTAGCCCCCGTCGGCCGAGGCCGTCTTGAGGGAGGCCGCCCCGGCGAGCTCCGACGAGACGACGTCCGCGTCCGCGACGGGGAACTGGACGTACTTGTCGCCCTGCATCTCCGCCAGCTTCGTCTCGAACGCCCGCGTGTTGACCAGACGGCACAGCCGCCCGATCTGCTCGGGGTTGAGCGAGTTGTCGCGGGCGCACTTGGTCGCGAGCTCGTTCAACGACGCGCCGCCGTTGTTCTGCCCGACGAAGAACGCCTTGGCGATGCTGTCCGCCGCAGCGGCGAAGTCGTCGTTCGTCCATCTCGACATACGAACGAAACCTAGTCAGAAGCCCGCGATCTGCTTCGTGTCCACCGTCTCGTCGACCTCCTCCTCGACCTTGAGCGCGAGGCGGATGGCCTTGGCAGCTTCCTCGGCACGGGCGCCGGGCCCGGCCTGACTCATGGACGCCGCGTAGCGGAGGATCTCCGGGGCGAGGCGGAAGGCGGCCTGGGCGATCGGCGACGAGATGTCCTGGCCACGGTGCTGGCGGAACCCGACCATCAGGTCCGCCATGACCTCGCGCATGAACGACTTCACGTCGGGCGGCGGTCGCTCGCCGATGCGGAACTGCTCGAACAGGGCCGCCGGGCCCTGCATCACGGCCGTCAGGTAGTGCTGCCGCTCCTTGTCGGAGCAGGGCACCGTGTTCGCGTAGGTGTGGGCTTCGAGCGCGTGGTTGAAGACGGAGCGGTCGAAGAAGAGGTGCCGGTAGACGCTCAGCACGTTCGGGGCGAGGTCGAGCGCCGAGCAGACGTCGCCGTCGGACGCCTTCGCGAGGAGGAGCGCGTCGATGACGTGTCTGTACTCCGGGGTGAAGTACACGCCGTAAGCGTCTTCGACGTCGGCGATGACGACCTCGCGTCCACCCGTTTTCACGAAGTGAAACAGGGCCGACTCTCTCGGGTCCGTCCAGGCCGAGGCGTCGTCCGAGGCGAGGATGGCCCTCGCCCTGTGGTCCGGGGGCCGCCGGTTCATGCGGCTCTCAGTTCTGCGCCGGCGTGGCGCCGATCTGGCCGGGCTCGATGTTGACGTTGAGCATCACGTCGCCGAGGCCACGGAACGTGTCCCGGAGCTTCTCCTCGGTGTCGTTGTAGGCGTCCTGGCCCATCGACTCCTTGAGCTCGGACTCGTTGACGTAGAAGAGCAGGAGGATGCGGCCGAGGTTGTCGAGCGCCTTCTCCAGGGAGGGCGTGTAGGACTGCGTCAGCGACCCGAGGTTCTTCTGCTGCGCGATCGAGGCGACGGCTGCGGCGTCGAACACGTTGTCGTCGTTGAGCTGCGCCGCCGACTCGAGGAACTGCGGGTTGATCTGGCCCTCGATGTTGTCCGGCGAGGGCTCCTCCGTCATCGAAGCCATCGGGGGCTCCTGTCCCTGGGCCTGCGACGGGTCCACGCCGGGCTGCGCGCCCTGCGACGGGTCCATGCCGGGCGGGGGCGCAGCGGTCTGGGCCTGCGACGGGTCCATGCCGGGCTGCGCTTGCCCCTGGGCCTGCGACGGGTCCACGGGAGCCTGGGTCGGCGGAGCGGCAGGGGCGGCGCCTTGAGCCTGCGACGGGTCCATGCCGGGCTGCGGCGCAGCCTGCGGTGCGGGCTGACCGCCAGCCGCCATCGCGGCTGCGCCGACGGGGGCCGCCATCGCGCCACCGCCCGAGGCGATCTGCTGCGCGCGAGCCTGCACCGTCTGGAGGCTCTGCATCTGCTGCTGGATCGAGGCCGCCTGCTGCTGGAGGAGCTGCATCTGCTCGGCGACTGCGAGGTGGATCGGGGACGGCGCAGCGGGCGGCGCAGCGGGCTGTGCCTGCCCCTGCGACGGGTCGGGACCGACCGGCGCGGGCTGGCCCTCGCCGTCCGCCTTCTTGACCCAGAGCTTCACGGCCTCTCGCTGCTCGGCGAGCTTGAGCGCCGTGTCGGCGTAGGGGATGGAGATGTTGTACTCCGTCGCCACCTTGTAGAGCGCCTCGGGCCGGCTCACCGCGCGACCACGACCACCGACCACGTACCCGTCGCCGGCCGTCTTCACCTCGACGGGCTTCGCCCCGCTCTTGGCGAGCGCGTACTCGGCGAACCGCAGCACCTCGTCCTGGGACACCAGGAAGTGCTTGGACGACAGGTCGTAGTCCCGCGAGAGCCGCAGCCACTTGAACGCGCCACCCAGCCGGATCAGCGACGGCGACGAGGTCGCGAACACCTTCGCGTCGTCGCGGTTGTGGTCGACGGTGACCGTGGTGCCGCACGCGTCGAAGGTCGTCACCCCGTCCGAGGACGTCACCGTCCAGGGGCTGCACGGCTCGGTGGCCCGCACGGTCATCGAGCCGATGGCGATGGCGCACCCGTAGCTGTTGTTCTCGGGCGAGTCCGTCAGGCGGTCGCCGAGGAACTTCTTGATCTCCTTGGTGCTCGACTGCGAGGGGCGGGCCTCGGCGACGAGCCTGTCCACCGTGACCGCCTTGCCGTCCTTGAAGACCACCAGGAAGTGGTTCGCGGTCTTCGCCTTCGAGAGCGACTCGCGCGCGCTCAGGTACGAGTCCTTGAGCCCGGTGTGGCACCCGCCGACGCACACAGGGTTCGGCACCACGAGGGCCACGGCGGGCCCGGTCCGAAGGAACACGGTGTAGATGCCCGGCTCGGACGGGGTCTCGTACTGCTGCGCCGTCTCCGCGAAGGCGAAGACGCTCTCGGTCTTCTTCCTGCGGTCCTTGAGGTAGTAGCCGTGGTAGGCGACCGACTTGAACGCGGCCGCCGTCTCGCCCGGGTCGAGCTGCTTCTTCGCTTCCTGGATCGGCGTCGCGGCCGTCATCATGAAGACGTCCTTCTTCGCCGGCGACTCGGCGAAGGCAGCCGCCTTCTCTTTGACGAACCTCGGCTTCTCCTTGCGGTCGAAGGCCGCCCTGGACGACCACACGTGGTACGCGCCGCCGCCGATGTGGCGCTTGTACTCCTTGCCGTCGCGCGGGGCCACCATCTCGGCGAGCTTGGCCTTGCCGTAGATCTCGACGGCCCGCGAGCGCAGCGCGGGGTGCGAGTTGAGGCAGCGCGCGAAGGCGAGCTTGACCCCGTCGCTCGCCCGCCCGAGCGCCTCGGCGAGCTTCGGCCCGTAGGAGCCGTGGCCGTCGTTCTTCGCGACGACGCGGAACGGCGTCGAGGCGTCGACCTCCTCTTCGGCGTACACGAAGCGGCCGCCCATGCCTCCCGCGCCGAGCCCGCCCATGCCCGACAGGCCGGGCACGAAGGGCATGATGAGGGCGTTCGAGCGGAGCGAGCTCGGGCGCTCGACGGGCGTGCCGATGTCGGTCAGCGCGCCCTTGGTGGTCAGCCTCAGGTAGTCGGGCGTGAGGGGGAAGAACGCGTCGTGCCGTCGGCAGTAGAACATGTCCAGCGGCTTCATGGCGTTGTCGGACACCACGGCCGGGATGTAGATGACGCCCTGGGGCTGCTTGACTACGAAGGCCCCGATCCCGCGACCCGACCGGGCCTCGGCGTCGAGCACCTTGAAGGTGACGACGTCGCTCGCCATCTCCGGGAAGCTCTTGATGAGCGTCTTGTACGCCAGCTTCCCGATGCTGTCCTTGAAGATCGCGTCCTCGTCGTCGGGGACCGGCCCCTGCGACTGCGCCTGCATGTCCTGGGCCCTCGGGGACTGGGTGAGATCGAACGGCATGACTCTCCTCGCGCGAACGCCCGCGCCCTAGAAGTCTAGGGACGCGGGCGTTTCACCCCGTGAACCGGGCGGACGGGTCAGCGCGCGGGCGGGAAGCGCTTGGCGAGCTCGGCCTCGCGCCGCGAGGGCGGGGTGCCGATCAGGGCGCAGAGGGCGGCGACCTTCTCGCCCTCGGGCACGGTCGTCGGGATCATGGGCCCGTACTCCTGCGCCACCTTGGCGAGCTGGGCCATGAACTCCTCGTCGGAGGCCTTCTTGTCCTCGCGCGTCACGACGTTGGAGGCCGAGACGGGCGGCACGCCGTCGCGCGGGGCCGGCATGATCCGGCCCGTGGGCGCGGGCGCCGGGAGGTCGGTCTTGCCGGGCTCGGCGTTGTTCGCGTAGCCGGCGGGGCGCTGCTTGTTCTCCAGCGCCGAGAGCTGGTCGGTCTTCGCCGCGTCCGCGACGCTGTTGGGGCCGTGGGTCGTGAGCGAGCCGGCGCCGGCCTGCTTGTAGGCCTGCTTCACGTCGAGGAAGGCCTCGACGGAGGCGATCTTGCGCAGCGTGGGGTTGTCGGCGAGCACCTTCGAGAGCATCTCGTCGGCCTGGGCCGCCGTCTTGGCGGTGTTGACGACGTGCGCGAGCACCTGCATGCCGTCCGGGTGCGCCGCGAGGCCCGCCGTGGCGGCCGCCGCGTCGTCCGACTGGGGCGCGAGCTGCTGGAGCGCCGCCCAGATTTTCTGGAGGAGGTCCATCTCGGTCTGCTCGTGCTCGGCGCTCTCGGGGGGCGCCATGCCGCCGGGCGGGCCGGCGTCGGGGCCCGCGTCGGCCGGGGGCATGGGCGCGTCCTTCTTGCCCTCGTCCTCGTCGGCCGCCGCCTTGGCGAGCGCGCGGGCCGCGATCGAGTCGGCGTCGCCGGCGTGCTTCTTCAGCGGGTTGGCGGCCGCCGCCTTCTGGCTGTGCTCGGTGAGCGAGTTGGAGATCGCCGGCGACACGCTCGGCGAGGTGGGCGGGGCGGTCTCGCGCGGCCCGGTGACCTTGGCCTCGGGGAGCGTGGTCGCGCCGCCGGGCTGCTGCATCGCGTAGCCCTCGGGGCGCTGGCGCTGCTCCAGGGCCGAGAGCTGGTCGGTGCGCGCGGCGTCGCCGAGGGTGTTCGGACCGTGCGTGGTGAGCGAGCCGCCCGCCTCGTCGGCCGCCTTCTGCATCCAGAAGGTCGCGGCCGAACAGGCGCGCTCGTTCAGGTCGTCGACCGAGGCGGTCTTCGAGCGTGGCGCGGGCTGGAGGCCCTCGGCCTTGATGATGTGCTGCGCGGCCTTGATGAGGCGCGACTCGATCTGGAGCGTCGCCTCCTTGGTCAGGACGTGCCCGTCGGGCAGGAGCTCGGGGCCGGACCACTCGGCCGCCACCTTCTCGATGACGCTCGCGGCGACCTTCTCGTTGGGCCAGCCCGGGTGGCGGCCCGCGTCTTGCGAGGCCTCGGAGATCCCGGTGATCATGCTGCGGATGGCGACGTTCATGTGCTCCTCGACGGAAGTGTAGGGACGGTTCTCGGGTCTTCTGTGCTCTTCACGAGCTTCACGAGCGCGTTGGCGCCGTGAAGCGTAGCGGAGGCCGCCAGGGCGGCCGACACTGGGTGCTTCTTGGCAGCCTCGGCGACGCTGCCGATCAAGCTAGCCGTTTTGGGATACAGTTGCGGTGCTGTCGCTGTTCGACGGTAGGCCCGGGTGTAATCCGGCGGCAGACTCGGCGCTTCTTCGTGATCGAACTTGCTTCCGAGCCACGACCCTACGGCCTGCACCGGCGCGTGCAGAAGAACCCCAGGCAGACCCAGGCGTGACGTGAGAGGCGCGACAGCGAGGTTACCGATGGTTGCGCCGACGTTTGCTCCTCTGTGCGCCTTGTCGCCTGTAATGACGGAATGCAGGGAATATGCAGCCGGGGCAAGACTCAGGACGGCGTTCCGGAGCGAACTTCCGGGGCCAAAACCGTAAAGATTCTTAGCCATCTGTCCGTAGTTTCGTGCAACGCCGCCCAACGTGTTTGCACGCAATTGCCGATCTACAGCAAGGGGGCTGCCCAGAGTCCCTTCTCGCACAAACTCACCGACGAAGTGTCCGTACGTTTTGGCTTTGTTGAAAAAGCCCTCTCCGTAACCAGCCGTTGGATGAGAGATAACGCTATGAGGGCCTACTTCTGTGCCCCACGAGGACATGCCCGGGAGCTTGGCGAGAAAGTTACCGATACGACCCGGTACATACCCCTTCTGAACGCCCTTGTCGGTGCCAAACGGGTTGACCTTGTCGAACCAGTTGGGCGTCTGCTGTCCGGGGTTGGTGGGCTTGTACGTCGGGAGCGGGTGCTCGTCGAACAGGAACTTGCCCGCCCCCTTGAGCGCGTCCGTGACGCCGGCCTCTTTCACTGCGTGAAACGGATGGCTGTGTTGGGTGTTCGTCACGGAAGCCTGTGGTAGTTTAGACCGTCATGTACGGGATCATCTATGGGTTGCATTGTCCTACTTCCGGCGAGTTGCGGTACGTAGGGCAAACAAACGACTGAAACGGTTTTACGGTCAGTAGGTGCCGTCGAGACCCCGTCGCAATTCACTACCGTAGGCATATCCGGGGACTGGGTGTGTGCCATGAATGTCCGAATACAAGCCTTCAGAAGCCGCACGTGAGATCGTGCCCTTCAGGCCACGGTGGGCCAAGAGCGCCATCCAGTCGGTGTCGAGGAGTGGGTTGGTGGCAAGCGGCTTCATGACGTGCTCGACGTTCGGCACCTTGCGGCCCACGAGCACCTCCTTGACGCCGCGCGAGGCGAGCTCCTTCACGAGGGACGGCGTCACGCGCGTGCCGAACGTGTAGTGGAACACCTCCTGCCCGAGCAGCCGACCGACGGCCTCCTGGACCGGCACGCGCTCGACGTCCTTGGCGTAGGCGTCGCGGAACGCGTTGTAGTTGACGACCTCGCCCCGGAGGAACTCCGGGTGCCGGTCGTCCTGGTCGGCGAGGCGCACGTGGTTGAGGAGCGACTTCGCCAGGAGCTCGAAGTGCCGCCTGTCCATCGACACGCCCTCGTTCGCGTAGACGCGCTGGAGGGAGTTGACGAGGTGTTCGCGCGCCGCGCCGATGCCCTTGGTGGCCGCCAGCTTCGCCGGGTGCGGCACGCCGTCGGTCATCGAGTCGCCGGCCTCGACGCGGTCGCCGGCCTTGACCCTCAGAGTGAGCTCGGGGCGCGCGTAGAGCTTCTGCTTGCCGACGGTTACGTAGTGGCCGCCCTGTGGGGCCACCTCCACGTGCTCGACGACGCCGTCCGTGGGCGCGAGCAGCGCCTCGTGTGCGAACGCCTGCGGGATCTCCAGGAGCTGCCTGACGCCCTTGAGGCCCTGGGGTTCCAGCTTGCGCTCGCGGATCGTGAGCACGGCATGCTTCGAGCCGAGCGCCATCTGGGTCAGGGGCTCGGCGAGCGCCTGGGCGGTGCGCACACCGACGTTCGTGCCGATCGGGTGGTTCCGGCCCTTCTCGTCGAGGCCCATGCACATCTGGCAGACGCCGGCCGTCGCCGAGCACGTCATCGGGCTACGCACTGTCATGTCGGCGTCGTGCGACGACTTGAACTGCTGGATCACGCGCGGCGTGATGAGCGTGTTGCGGGGGATGCCGTGCTCCGCCACGGCGAGGTAGCGGTCGATCACGTGCGGGTCGTCCACGCGCATGAGGACGCCGTTGGCCGTGCCGCAGTCCTTCGAGGTGACGACCTTCGATGCCGAGTTGGCGATCAGGAGCTTCGCCATCTCGCCGGGCTGCGAGACCGAGACGACCGACGCGACGTTGTTCGCGCGCGCCTCCGGCGCGACCTCCCAGTACTCCGCAGGGGTGAGCCCCTCGGCGTAGGAGCGGCGGATGAGGAAGGAGCCGATGCCCTTGTTGGGGAGGTTCGAGGCCAGCGGCGTGGCCACGATCTTCATGAGCTGTGGCGGGTTGCCGCGCGCACCGGAGAGTGCCATGTGCGTCATGGACCCCGGGTGGCGCTTGGTCTGGTCGAGCAGCTTCGCCTGCGCGTCGATGACCAGCTTCTCCCGCTTGGCGACGTCCTTCTCCTTCGAGACGGCCTCCGCGACTTCGGACACGATCCTGTCGCGCTCCTCGTAGAGAGGCCGGACGTCCTTCACGCCGACGGTGATACCCTCCAGGGTGGCGATCTCGTCGCCTCGCTTCTTGAGCGCCTGGATCGTGCGGACGTACGTCGCCGGGTCGGACTTGGCCAGCTCCGCCACGTGGTCGTGGAGCTGCTTGTTCGTCATGGGCCCGGACACACGGAGGTCGTGCGGCAGGACGTCGTTGACGAGGAGCTGGCCGATGGTCGTGGGCATGTTCAGCGCGGCAGAGCGACGGGGGGCTTGGGCTGGGAAGCTGCGGGCGCAGCCGGGGCGGCGCCGTGACGAAGGATGAGCTCCTTGGGGGCGTTGCGATAGCCGTGCAGGCCACCAAGGATCGCGCCGCCGAGGCCACCGACGGCAGCTCCGACGCCAGACCCCCCGAAGGCACTGCCTGCTGCCATGCCGAGGCCCGCGCCGCCGAGGCCGCCCAGGATGCCGCCGTAGATCCCGTGGCCCACGCGGGAGCCCGCGCTCGGGTTGATCAGGGACATGTTGACCGGCGTGCCGGGGTCGTCCGAATAGGAAGGCCCGTTGAAGCCGTGTCCGAAGTACGCGGCGTTGTCCAGGTCGTCCCAGGCGCGCTTCTCGAACCCGTAGGCGTCTCGCCCGTGGTCGAACCCGTAGATGTCCTTCATCGCTCTCCTCACCAGAACCCGCCGAGCGGCATGGGCGTCGTGGCTTCGATCTCGGAGCCGCTACCCACCGCACCCTTGGCCTTGAACTTCGTCTTGCCCTTGGACTGCCCGTTCTCGTCGAACCCGAAGTCCGTCTTGCGGAACACGTCGACCAGGGCCGACACGGGGTCGTTCGACTGCTCGGCGGCGTGTTTCACGCCGTGAAACCCGTAGCGTTCGAGCGTGTCGGCCGCGACCTTCGCCAGCTCCTCCTTGACCTCGGGCGGGAGCTCCTGGTCGACGCGGTTGGCGGTCGAGTCGTTGCCGCGCATGCGCCCGATCAGGTAGTAGCCGAGGCCCGGGATGCCCTCCGTGATCACGTGCGGCACCCCCTGCGTGAAGGCCTCCACGGGCCCCACCTTGCGCGCCAGCATCGTCATCGCGGGGTGACGATCCTGGTGGATCGTCCAACGGTCGCCGTGCGAGTGGATGTGGTAGTTGTTGTCGGGGTGACGCCACGACTGGAAGCGGTCCTGGCCGGCCTCGGGGATCGCGGCCACGACGGGCTCGAACCCCAGGGTGCCGATGTCTTCCTCGGTGATCTTCGACTTCGGGATCACGACGCGCCGGTGGCCGGTGCCCGCGAAGGCGCCCTTCTGATCGAGGATCTTGAGGTACCGGTTGAAGCGGTTGTGGAGCGGCGTTGCGCCGGGGATTTCGTAGGTGGGTTGTACGGGCCCGGCCGGTGCCGTGGCCTGCTCCGGCGGCTGCGCGCCGACGTCGAACGCCACCTTGCGTTCGTGCGTCGCGTTCGAGCGCGCCGCGTCCTCGAACTTGCCCTTGAGGTCGTACATGCCCGGGGAGGGGTCGTTGTAGAACCCACGGACGCGCATCTTCCGCCGGGTCTCGTGCACGGCGGAGAGCTTTGTGAGGATGGACGTCACGTAGTCAGGCATGTCTGGCGTTCTATTGTAGGCGGCCGACTTGATGATATGACGCATCGCGCTGCCATACGCCGCCCCCAACAGAGGAAACGCTAACGTCGCGCCGGCTTGGAAGTGATACGTGTTGTTAGCCGCGCGTTGCAGCTTGTCGTTCGCACGCAGCTCGTCCGGCGTCGCCCCTGCGCGTTCTAGCAGGCCACTGCTGCGGCGGGCCGCCGCGCGCTCTGCGACGTATGTGGGCGCGTAGCCCAACGCGGTGGTGGTCATGCCTGCTAGCGCTTTCTGGTGCAGCTTGCGCGGCAGCGCCCCTGCCACGACGCCGCCGAGGGTGCCGACGAGCAGGGCTGCACCGCGCACTGTAGGATTGTGCGCCATGCGCTCTAGCGCGGAGCCTTCTCGGTGCGCCTCAGCGTGCCCTAACTCGTGGGCTATGATCCACGGGTTATCCGCGACGTCGGCGCCCACTGTGACGGATCGATCGATCGGGTTGTAATAAGAGACGTGTTGCGCCGTGTACTTGTCGTCCGCTACGCGTACGTCGCGTCCGTCGACAAGATTTTGCCGTAGTTCGTCAGCCCTGTTTCGTGACGGTTTCGTATCCCTCAGAACTTCGTTGAAACTACGTCGCATCTTCCGGCGTCTCAAAGAAGGGTAGTGGATCGATGAGTTCAGCCGTCTTGTGCCCTTCGATCTCGACCGGGTCGTCCACCTTCACCTCGCCTCGACGCCACGCGTTGATGGCCTCCGCCTCCGACTTGAACTTGCGGACCTTCGCGTTCGGGTTCGGGGCGAACTTGAGCGCGTGCGTGACCCCGATGATGGCCTCGTGCTGCGGGTAGGCCATCAGGCGGTTCCGCGACTGGTCGGAGAGGAGCATGTTGCTCATCGTCATCATCTTCGCGTCCTCGATCCCCTGAGGGGTCACCGGGGCGTGCACCTGGAGGGTGTCGCCGTCGTAGTCGAGGTTCATGCCCTTCTCGATGAAGGGAGAGACGCGGATCGTCTTGCCCTTCACCGGTTGCGCGTAGGCGGCCACGATGCCGTACCGGTGCAGCGTGGGCGCGCGGTTGATGAGCACGGGGCGCTCCTTGATCTCTTCGTTGAGCGCCTGCTTGGCAGCGGGCTGCCTCTTGTCGACCAGCTCACGAGCGTGCAGCGCCCCGTAGCCCTTGCGCACGAGACGGGCCACCAGGAACTTGTCGAACATCTGCCAGAGCTGATCTTCGGGCAGGCCCACCGCGTCCATGTGGAGGTTGCCATCCGGCACGGCCGTACCGCGACCGGACACGTCCTGCTGCCGCTTCATCAGCTTCCTCTGGAAGAAGCCCCCCTTGGGCGAGCCGTGGCCCCCGATCATCGTGAGGAAGCCCTTGACCGACTGACCCTGGAGCTCCTGGTCGTCCACGTCGTGCGTGCCGAAGACGGCGCCCACGGCGTTGTAGAGAGCGGCGCGGTGCTTCGGCATGTCCGACTGGAGCACGGTACCCTTCACCACGTTGTTGACGTCGATCAGGTGTCCGTAGAGCTTGTTCGAGTCGCCGACGGACACCTGGGAGGGGTTGTTCGGCTGCGGCGTCACGGGGCGGAACACCGGCGGGATGACGGGCACCTTCGACAGGACGTACGCGTCCTGGGGCTTGATGCCCTCGCGCTTCAGCGCCTCCAGGTATTTGACTTGCTTGACGCAGTCGTTGAGCTCGGCGCCCTTGAGCGTCTTGAGACGCTCGCGCTCGGACTTGATGCGGGCGTCGACGTTGATGCGCGCCAGCTCCTCCTTGATGTGCGCGCCGCCCTTCTCGCGAAGGGTATCGACGAACCGCTTCTCGGTCATCCCGAGGAGGCGCCGGACGGGCTCCTCGAAGACGGGGTTGGGCACCGGCTCGTGGAGGTCGATGTGCGAGTACAGCGTCCCCTGGGGGCCGCCCGTCAGGCGGGGGTCGAAGAGCCCGCCCGGCTCGGGCTTGAGGTTCTTGGCGACGAGCGTCTCGCGGTTCTCGATGGCGCCCGCCGACCTCGCCGCGATGTCCTTGTCGGTCATGGGGAGAAGGTGGACGCGGGAGCCCCGCCGGTCGACCTTGACGCCCGCGCCTTGCAGCATCGCCTGGAACTTGTTGTACGCGAACGAAGTCCTGTAGGTGGGCAGCGGGAGGCCGAGCTGCACCGCGCGCCAGAATTCGTCGTTCTTCTGACCGCGCACGTTGGCGGCGTCCGAGATGATGCCGCGCGCGTTGTGGGCCACGAGCGCGTCGAACTCCATCTTGCCGAGGCCCTTGGCGCCCTCGTCGCCGCCCTGCTTCACGGGCTGCTCGTTGATGTCGTACGGACCAACGCCGTGGCCCGCGAAGTTGGTGTCCGTCGACTTGAAGAGCTTGAAGATGAAGCTGCGGCCGACGTTGACGCCCTCGCCGTCAGGCCCGACGATCTTGCGGCCGCTCACCGGGTCGAAGAGGTGCTCCTTCTCCTTGACGCCGTGCTTCTTCGCGAGCGCCTCGACCCATTCGACCGCGTTCTTGTTGTCCGCGTTGTCGAAGAGGATCGGCTTGCCGGTCTTCTCGGCAACCTTGCCGAGAAGCGCCTCGTGGAGCTGGGCGGGGTTGATGCGCGACACCACGCCGGCGCTGGTCATGATGAGTTCGACCGGCTTGCCGCCCTCGTCCTTGAGCATCCGGTCGTCGGGAACGATCGAGGCAACCACGCCCTTGTTGCCATAGCGGCCGGCCAGTTTGTCGCCTACCTGCATCTTCTCGTGCGTCTTCACGAGGATCGCGATCTGATCCCCGGTCTTCACGACGTCGACAACCTCCCCAGGGGTGCCGTGCTCCCAGGCAAGCGTGACCTCCCGATACGGCTTCGTGAGGGTCTTCGAGATCCTGCCGAGCATCGCGTCGGTGCCGGTGATCTGCGCCTTGACCATGCCGGCCACGAGGATGTCGTGGGGGGACACCTTCGCGCCCTTCTTGACCACGCCGTCGGCGTCGAGGTGCGAGTACTGGCCCGGCGTGTACTTGGCGCCGAAGTACACCCGGTGCCGGTCCTTCGACAGCTCGACGCCCAGGGCGAGGGGGAACACCTCGCGGTACATGTGCTCGGAGGTCATGCGCTCCGCGAAGCCCTCCGAGATCACCACGGCGTCGTTCGAGTTCAGGCCGTAGTAGGGCATGTACGCCACGCGGGCGTTCAAGCCCGTGGCCAGCACGCCGCCGCGCGTGTAGTTCGAGTCGCCGAGGCGCTCGCCGGACTCGACCTTGTCGCCGACCTTGACCGAGAGGTCGTGGTGCAGCCGTGTCTTGGACGGGAAGGGGAAGTTCGTCTGGTAGGGGACCTTGACGAGCCCCCGGTCGGACGCGGTTTTCACCGAGTGAAACTCGTCCAGGCTCCCCTTGAGCGCCTGCCAGTCGTCGTACTCGCGGAGGTTCTTGCACTTGCAACCGGGCTTTCGCTCGATCTGCTTCATGACCCTCTGCGGCGAGGAGACCCCCACGATGTACTTCACGTCCGTCGGGACACCGTCCTCCTCGGTGTCCACGGCCCAGAGCGTGCCGCCCTCGTCGTCGCCCACCCAGAAGTCGAGCGAGTCGCCGTCGGGCCCCTCGTAGCCGGGGAGGTAGCCGTAGTCCTCGGGGAACTTGTCGCCCCAGGGGGCCTCGCCCTTCTTGATCTCGATCTTGAAGGTGAGCCCGCCGAGCTTCTTGTCCGACTTGACGGGCCGGTCGGCGAGCTTCTCGGCCGCCCGCTTCGCGCGCGAGGGCTCGATGTAGACGTACCCGCCCTCGATCTTGCGCACCGTGCCCTTCACGGGCGCCACGGGGCAGACCATGTGCCCGTAGAACCCCTCGAACGAGCCGCCGTCCGGGTGCTTCACCTGGACGAGCGGGGCCTCCCTCTTGAGGAGCGGGAGCCCCTGCGTCTGCATCTTCGACCCCATGATGGCGCGGTTGCCCTGGATCGAGTGCAGTAGCGGGATGAGCGACGTGGCCGGCGAGTAGGTGTGCGAGACGTGGAGCTGCTCGTAGTCGACGTCCTTCGCGTCCGCCTTGCGCACGCCGCCACGGTGGATCGCGTCGACCTCGCCGCTCAGGTGCTGCCCGGGGAACGCGACGACCTTGTCGTGGAGGTCGCCGGCCTTGACGAGCTCGACCCCGCCGGTGCGGACGTTCCGGAGCGGGGTGTAGAGGTTGCCCTCCTCGTCGCGGTGGGCGGCGATCGTCGCGCGGATGTCGACGCCCGCGTGGCCCGACTCCGGCGTGCGGATGGGGTCGAGCACGCCGAAGTGCGACGCGTGCGTCAGCCGCGTCTCGAAGGGGATGGCGCGCTCCGAGGGGATGCCGCCCTCGCCGAGCGCCGTCACTTTCACGGCGTGGTCGATCAGCTCGATCGGGTTGATGCCCGTGGGCACCGCCGTCAGCGCGCTGGTGGTGATGAACTTGCGCATCGAGGGCGAGAACGGTGCGGGCTTGAGCGCCGCCCTGATGTCCTCCTTGCCGTTGAGCGCGGCCCTGGCCGTGGGCGTCCACTCGCGCGCCGTCAGGCGCACCCTCTCCGCCAGGAAGTCGTCGACCGAGTGGAAGGTCTTGAACGCGAGCGAGTCCGAGTCGTCGACGTCCTCCTCCCCGTTGTGCACGCGCAGGAGCTTGCGCCCGGAGGCCATCAGCGTCTCGGGCGTGACCTTGCCGTGCTCCAACCCGAGCGTGGCCTTGGCGACGCGGGCGTCCATGGCCGTCGCCCCGAGCTTGCCGACGACGGCCGCGAGCCTCGCGTCGTGGCCCGCCTTGGGGTCGATCTGCGAGGGGTGGACGAGCTTCTGGTAGAGCTTGTTGACCGCGAGCTCCTGCTTCGACTCAAAGAGCTTGCGGTTGGCGTCCGCCACGCGGCCGCCCCACGACTTGGCGATCTCGTCGTGGCCCACGCCGAGCGCGCGCAGCGTGGCGTAGAGCGGGATCTGCGTCGAGTCGAGGACGACGTAGAAGGCGCCCTTCTCGGGGTCCATCGAGACGTGGAAGTTCGAGAAGAGCTTGCCGCCCTTGGAGAGGTTGAACGAGGTCTTGAGCTCGCCGTTCGAGGCCCGCTGCGTGTACACGCCGGGCCGCCTGCGGAGCATGTTGGCGACCTGATATTCGTTGCCGTCCATCACGATCGTGTGGCGCTCGGTAAAGTACGGCAGGTGCGTGAGCGTGAAGTGCTTGGCCTCGTCGACGACCTTCCCATCGGCCCCCCGGAGCACGAGGGTGCCCTTGACCGGCTCGGTCAGCGAGTCGCCCGTGAGTAGTGCCCGCTTCTGGTCTTCGGGCGAGTACTCCTTCTCGTGTACGCGGACGTCCTTGATCTCCAGGGTGCGGCCGCGAAGGTCGACGGGGGAGACGCGCAGGAGTTCCGCTACGACCTTCGAGCGGACGCGGTCCCGCAGCGTCGCCGCGTCGGTGAGGATCGGCGTGAGGTTCGGCACGGTAGAATCGTAGGGCGTAAGCTGGTAGAAGTCGTTACGGAGGTGAGCGGTGAAGGTCGTTCGTAGCCTTATCGATCTGGACTTCAACTGTTGTGTGGCGGCGCTGCTCGCGGCGGCGGCCCTCTCGCCGCGCGACGTGATCGCCAACACGCCTGCGCCGCCGCCGCGCGTCGTGGCGCCGGGTGCTCCCGTCGTCAGGAGGCGTCGACAGCGACGCGGCTTCGCGCCGCAGGGCTGGACGGACCGTAGCTGGTAGAGGGCAGGAACGAACGTTCGGGATGGTGATTCGATCTCTCTTCGCCCCGCTGATGCGACGGATCATGCGCAGGCTCGGGGGGGGTCCGTAGAGCAGTTCACCCGGTGAACCGCGCCCGCCGCCGTCAGAGGACCACCGGCGGGCGCGGGGGGCCGCGCTTCGTTTTGCCCCGCTTCTCCGTCGGTTCAGTCGTTTCTTTTGCCTTGCGTGTCGCGATCATGACCGAGATCTGGATGACGCCGTTCTTGAGCGTCGTCGACTCGTGTGCCGGGAACTCGCACAGGCCCTGGCTCCTCTTCTTGAGGAGCTCCTTGTAGGCGGCCATGCGGGTGTGGGGGCAGACGTAGTCGCCGTCCTCGGGCAGTACGATCTTGTCCTGCTTGAGGTCGACGTAGCAACGGTTGCAGGACTCCCACGGCCTCCAGATCACGAAGACCTCGTGGTCGAAGTCGTACGGCTGCGTGGGGGCTGCGCGCTCGTCGGCGGCCGCGAGGGGGCTCTTGAGCTCAGGCGTCTTGCGGGAGAGGAACGTCTCGGGGCCGCTCATACGATCGCCGGGCCCTTCTCGGCCTTGGCCTCCTGCTCCTGGTTCTGCATGAACTGCGACATGCGCTCCTTGACCACAGAGTACATGATGAGGTCGGTGCCCTGAAGGTTGTCCATCTGACTCGACCGCGACCCCTCGTCCATCTGCATGAACTGTTGCACGAGTTCGTCGGCGCGCGCCGCGACGGCCGTCTGGTCGTTGTAGTCGATCGGGCCCTTGGCGGCCTGGGCCGACTGGATCGCCTGCTGGCCGAGCGAGTTGCCCATACGTTTGACCTCGTACTCCAGCTCCATCTGCATGCGCTGATCGGCGAGCGTGTCGGCCTTGCGCTGCTCGCGCTCCTCGTCCGCGTCGATCTCGAACATGTCGTAGATGGTCGAGTCGCTGACCTTCTGCTGCCCCCAGAGCTGGAGCATGAGCTGCTTGCGCTCGACGTCGTCGATCATCTTGAAGTCCGACAGGCGCACGCTTGCGGGCTTGGTCCCGAGGAAGTTCGCCACTCGGCTTTCGAGCCACGCGAGGAACCCGTTGAGGTCGTCGATGTGGTTCTGGAGCTGGTTCTCGATCATCCTGAGGGTGATCTCGCCGCGCGTCTGGCCGAGGCCGCCTTCGAGGAACTCCTTCGGTACGCCGAAGGCGAGCATGATGTTCTTCTCGGCCGCTTCGAGCTCCGCGAAGGTGAGCATCGCGCGGCCCTGACCGCCGATGTCCTGAACGCCCACAGGGGTGGGCGCGATCAGCACCTTGAGCGGGTCGCGGCGGAAGTCCTTGTAGGCGGCCTCCAGCCGGTCCTTGAAGTCGGCGAGGTTGACGTTCTGGAAGGGGTCGCCGTTCTGCCCCTGCTGCTGCGGGAACATCACGCGGAAGGGCGTGATGTGTTCGAGCGCGATGGCCTCGTTCGCCTTCCGGAGGGCCGCAGCGAAGAGGAACATGTCGACGGCCGCCACGACGGGCGGCATCCCCCACTCGCTCTGGAGCCCGGAGGGCCCGGGCATCTTCATGTGGAACAGGTTGCCGTCGCGGAACTTGAGGAGCTTCCTCTCCCGCACGGTCTTGAGCATCCCCATCGGCGTCGTGTTGACGAGGTGCGCGTCGCCGGCCCGGATGTCTGCGGCCTGCCTCGAAGGGATCTGGTGGTAGTAGACCGACTGGCCGGTGAGGGAGTTGTGCTTGATGTCGATGGTCTTCGGGTCCCATCGAGTCAGGTTGAGCTTACGAGGGTCCGGCAGCGGCGTGTCCTCGGCGCGGCCGGTGACGGCCTGCCGGCACGCCGGGCACTCGAACCTGAACGTGAGCTTCTCCAGGTTGAACCCGTAGTCCTCGAACGCGTCGATGTTCGTCTTCTGGCGGCAAGACGAGCGCGGGCAGACGAGCATCCGCATGAACGGCTCGTAGAGAGACGCGAACGCGTTGCCGTAGAGCCACTTGTCGAAGGACATGAGGCCGAGGAACGCCCGGGACTTCAGGTGCTTCTCGTGCAGGTCCTTGTGGCGCTGCTTCTCGCTGGCCCCGACGGCGCTGAACTTGAACTTCGTGATCGGGTACTCGCCGAACTTTCGCACGACGGCGTAGACGTGCGGCGAGCGCCGGGCTAGAAGCTCAGACCAGACGAACGCCTCCTTGACCGTCCGGGGGCCCATGCTGTTAAAGACGGACTGCAACGGGTGACCGTGCGTACCGTCCCGATAGAGCGGGTTGGCCCCGTAGTCGAACGACATCAGGAATTCACTCCGTGAAACTCACTACAGCTCAGGTCAAACATACGCCCGTCTTCAAGCTCGACGCGCGCGGGCCCGGGCCGTGGTCGGCCGCGTGGGGCGCGACACAGGTGAAGGATGGGTGGATCTTCCCGGCCTACCCGCCCTTCGGCCTCCCGGTGCTGCGCGGCCTTCGGGAGACCGTGCAGGGAATGGATGAAGGGGACGACGTCACGTCGGCGGAGCGTGGGCTCCTGGCCGACGAGTCGCTCTGCGTGGCGGCGGAGAAGGCGTGGTCGGAGAAGCGCTTCGCGGACCTCCCGCTCCCCCCTGGGTACCGCTTCCATAGGCAGCCGTTCAAGCATCAGGCGTACGGGATCGTACTCGGGTTTGCGAAGTGGAGGAAGTTCTACTTGTGGGACATGGGCGTCGGCAAGACGGCCGTCTCGCTCGAAGTGCTGCGCCTCCTGCGCGCCTGGGGCAGGTTCAAGCGCGCGCTGGTCGTCGTCCCGCCGATCGTGCTCACCACGTGGGAGCGCGAGTGTCAGAAGGTCACGGGGGGCGAGTTCAAGGCCGTCATCTGGTCGGGCGACGAGGTGTCCGACAGGGACCTCAAGTCGATCGGCTGGGGCAAGGGAGCGTCCCGCGCCGACTACGTGCGCGCCGTCCTCGCCGCCCGCGCACAGTCGGCGGACGTCGTCATCGTGAGCTACGCCATGGCGCGCATCGAGGCGCAGGCGGCGGCGAAGGAGAAGCGGCTCAACCCGCTCGAAGAGCTCGACTACGACGTGGTGATCGCGGACGAGTCCCACTCGATCGGCGAGTGGGACTCCAAACAGACCCAGGCGGCGCTCGACCTGTCGTCGAAGGCGGGCCGGAGGATTCTCCTTTCGGGCACGGCCGCCGACCACCCTAAGAAGCTCTACCCGCAGCTCCGCTTCCTCGCGCCCGGGCTCATGCCGATGGGCTACTGGCCCTACTGCGACCGGTACATGGTGCGGCACCCGGAGATCCATCACCTCGTGCTGTCGTACAAGAACCTCGACGAGCTCAACGAGCGCGTGTCGATGGTCGCGTCGCGCATGAAGAAGACCGAGTGCCTCGACCTCCCGCCGCGCACGACGATCGACGTCCCGTTCCGGCTCGGCGCCAAGCAGTCCAAGCGGTACAACGAGCTCGTCGCCGAGCAGCAGGCGTCGGTCGACCTCTTCCTCAAGAAGACGCACCTCCCCGTGGTGCAGGACGAGGTTCACGCGGTGAATCGCGGCGACCTCATCACGGCGGCCAAGGGCGGCGTGAGGAGCACCAAACTGCGACAGGTGCTGTCCGGGTTCCTCAACCCCTCGCCCGACCTGTCCCTCTGCGACGCGTGCCCGCACCTCGCCGAGTGCGTGCCTGCGGAGGTCCTCCCCCACACGCCGCGATGCAAGGTCGACCCCGCTCCGTCGCCGGCCCAGGCGCCCGTGCGCGACTTCGAGAACCCGAGGCTCCCCCTCTTCAAGTCGATCCTCGGCAACATCCTCGAAGGCGACCCCACGAACAAGGTCATCGTATGGGCGAACTTCCGACAGGAGCTCGACGACATCAAGGGGGCGTGCGACGAGCTCGGCGCCGGCTACGCCTTCATCAAGGGCGCGAACCCCTCGAAGATGAGGGAGCACGAGGAGGCGTTCGAGAACGACCCGGACTGCCGGGTGTGGATCGCGCAGAGCGCCACCGGGGTGGGCATCACGCTCAACTCGGCGAACTACACGATCGACTACGCGCCGACGTGGGACCGCGTGCACGACAAGCAGAAGCGGGACCGCAACTACAGGGCCGGGCAGACGCGGCCCGTCACCGAGTACCGCCTCTACGCCGAGGGGACGCTGGACGAGTTCATCCTCGCCACCCTGCGCTTCAAGGACAACGTCGCGTTCACGATGCTGGAGAAGGTGGCCTGCTCCGCGTGCCCGCACCAGCGCCGCTGCGCGGCCGAGGAGAACCGGCCGTTCAAGCCGGGCTGCGTCTACAAGGCGGACGTCTCGAAGCCGAAGCAGACGCTCGGGCTGGTCAACGACCAGCGCGACTGATAGGTTTCTCGACCATGCAAGGGATCGACATCAGGCTCAAGGAGGTCGCGGTGCGGGACGCGATCCTCGCCGCGCTCGCCAGGACCGGCCTCCAGCCCACCGAGGGCACGAAGGTCAACTTCCTCTCGGGCCCGGGCGAGCCGGTCGTCGTCGAGGTGACGGAGCTCGAGATGGGGCAGCCCGCGCCCGCGCCTCCACCGGCACAGCCGCCGCAAGCCGCGCCGGCCGCGCAGAAGCGCCACGCCCAGCCGAAGCCGTCGTCGAAGCCCTCGCAGAAGCGGCCCGTCGTCAAGGACGTCTCCGACGTGGAGGAGGCCCTGTTCGGCGGTCAGGAGGCGTGGCCCGAGGCGCAGCCGTACCTGCCCGACGACGACGGCAAGATCGCGATGCCCGACGCGGGCAAGCACGTCGAGGGGCAGCTCGACGACGAGGAGGTCGTCATGTTCGACGCGAAGCGCTTCGCCGTCGACCCCGTGCCGGAGGGGGAGGCCCCGTCCCTGCGGAGCTCCACGACCCGCGCGTACGACGTGCCTGAGGAAGAGGACGGCGTCCCGGAGGCCTACCGCGCCCTGCCCTCGCCCGTCGAAGACGAGTAAGAAAAGCGACGACTCTCTGGTAGAAGGTCTTGCTTTTCCCCCGTTTGGGTTTACAACCGACGGCGATGAAGACACGGGACAAGAGTCTGCGAAGGGTCGCCTACGTCCGCGAGCTGTCCGAGCGCGCCCAGGACGCCCAGCTCCGCAACGCCTCGAAGGTGTTCGCGGACGCCCACCTCTTCCGGGCGGTGCTGAACCGCATCTTCATCGAGTACCTCGCGAGCCCCGGTTCACTGCGTGAATGGGCCGTGGAGTTCGTGCGAGTGTACAAGCACCTCCTGGACGGCGGCGAAGTGGCCAAGATGCCCGCCCCGTCCCTGGACCCCGACGTGATCGACGAGATCGTCGCCATGGTTCGGGGGAACGACGACACGAGAAGGAACGAGGACTGAGAGACACCATGAGCGAGAAGAAGAACGAGAAGACCGAGAAGCCCGCGAAGCACAAGGCCGAGGAGAAGCCCGCCCCCCTCACGGGCGAGGAGAAGCTCAAGGCGGACATCGCGGCCGCCATCGCGGCGGTGAGCGCCAAGTACGAGTTCCTCCCCGACCACAAGACCGAGCGCGGGCCCGTGCCGATCGCCGACATCATCGTGGAGCCCGAGCTCGACTCGCGCGCAGCGCCGGGCGTGGTCGACGCCGAGTTCCTGGAGTCGCTCAAGACGATCGACGGCAAGCCGCACCTGATCCAGCCGGTCTCCCTGGCCTGGGTGAAGGTCAAGGCGACGGGCAAGATCGGGCGCCTCATGGTCGCCGGCCGCCGGCGCCGCCAGGGCTTCGTCGACCTCGGCTTCACCGAGATCGAGGCGATCACCAGCGGCATGACGCTCCAGGCGGCCCTCACCGACTCGGGCGTGGAGAACATGCGCCGCGCGGGCGTGAACGTCTGGGACAAGGCCGTGTTCTTCCAGCGCCTCCTGGCATCGGGCCTGAACCAGAAGGAGGTCGCCGCCAAGACGGGCTTCTCCAACTCGACGGTCTCGCAGACGCTCAGCGTCCTCACCCTCGACGAGCGCGTCATCAAGATGGCGAAGGCCGGCAAGTTCGGCCCCGGCGGCGACACGATCTGCCGCGAGCTCGCCAAGATCGAGGACCCCGACCAGCAGGCCGAGGTCGCCGCCGAGGTGGTCAAGGACCCGCTGCACATCTGGGCCGCCTCCGACGTGGCGGCCTACGTCAAGGAGCTCAACGACAAGGAGGCCGAGCGCCAGCGGCGCAAGGCGGAGCGCGAGAAGGAGAAGAAGCGCCGCGCCAAGGAGGCCAAGGCCCGGGGCGAGGAGGTCTCCGAGGGGGGCGAGGAGGAGGCCGAGGAGGAGGACACGGACGCGTACGACGTCGAGAGCTTCGAGCTCCGCGAGGTCGCGCCGATCCACGTCCTCATGGAGCGGACGTACAACGAGATGCAGAAGCTCTCGGAGAAGAACGAGAAGCTCAAGGCCATCGTCGCCGAGATCAAGGCCAAGCACCCCGACGTCCTCAAGTACGTCGAGGACCAGGGCATCCTCAAGGGCCTGGAGATCGCGGTCGGGGTGAAGGACATCCCGGCGGCCGTCGCCAAGGAGGTCGAGGCGCGGGCGTCGGCCAAGTAGCCGAGTTCACCGCGTGAACGCGAGGGGAGGGCCGGGCGCCGCGAGGTGCCCGGCCCTCTCCTTTTCGTTCAGACGAAGGCCGACGCGGAGGAGACGCCGCGCGAGACGAGGTGGGTGCGGAGGGTGTCGGAGGCGCGGTCCTTCATGGCCTTGACGGCGTCGGGGGTGAAGACGCGGCCGTCGACGGCGAAGAAGTAGTCGGACAGCTCGTCGAGCCCCATCGGCTCGGTCTCGCGCAGGCCGAAGGCGTTGATGAGCACGAGGCGGTGGTCCACGTCGAGGCCGGCGTCGACCATGTGCTTGATGACGTGGTTCTCGTGGCTGTCGTCGGGGGCCGGGGAGGCGAGGAGCTCGGTGTCGACGCCGGCGTGGGTGGGCTCCTCGAGCGAGTGGTGGGTGCGGAGGCCGCGAGCCATCTCGACCTCCTCCTGCTTGCGCAGCTTGCGGCTGGCCTTCTTGGCGTGGTTCGGCACGTGAACGACGCCCTCGCGGTTGAGGTATTCCTGGATGCGGACGTCGATCCAGTAGACCGCGTACGTGAGGAACCTCCACCCGAGGTGGACGTTGAACTGCTTGACGGCCACCATGAGCCCGTCGTTGCCCTCGCCGATCAGGTCGCGGAGGGTCTGCGGGTCGCGGGTGTACCGCCGCGCCTGCTTGATCACGAACCGGACGTACCCCTCTGCGGCGCGTCCCTCCAGCTCGGCGATGCGCCTGACGAGCTTCGCGCTCGCCCGCCGGAGCTCGGCGACGCGCTGCTCGGTGGCCTCCCGGGCGGGCCCGACGATCTTCCCCCGGCGGAGGCCCTTCTCCTCCGCCTCGGCGCGCTTGTCGAGCTTCGCGCGGGTCTCGCGCGCGTTGGACAGCTCGCGGAAGAGGGCGCGCTCTTCTGCGGCGGTGGGCTGCTTCTTCCGTCCCACGTCGTTGAAGTAGTTCAAGGCTACGCGGTCATCACTCATCGATCGATCCGTTACCTCCTGCGATCACTTTACACGATCCCGAAGCTCCGTATAATCCAAGCCCGTGAAAGCCCGCCATGCGGGAGGAGAGATCAATGTCGAAGAACAAGTCGAACAAGCCCGAAGTGAACACCGCCTCCGAGAAGCCCGCCGAGGTCGCCGAGACCGTGGCGGAGTCCCCCGCCCAGGCCCCCGTGGAGAGCGCGTCCGCCACGCAGCCCGAGGCGCCCACGGCCACCGAGCTCGCCACGGTGGCCAGCTCCGAGCTCACCGCGTCCGGCGAGGAGATCGTCGACGACGGCGTCACGCTCATGCACCTCGTCAAGCTCCTGCCGCACAAGGCGAAGACCTTCAAGCGCCTGCACGTGCCGAGCGAGGAGGACTACGACGTCGCCCGCGACGCCCTCTCGCCGAAGGCCCAGACCGCCTTCAACGACCTCATCGAGCGCATGAGCGCCGAGTCGGCTTCGGAGACGCGCACCCGCAGCTTCCGCCCCCTGACGATCAAGCTCAAGCAGGGCACGTCCAACGACGAGAACTGCCCCGAGCTCGCCGACTCGGGCAGCCTCTACACCTCGGACGGCATCGTGCTCACCGCGATCACCGAGGCGAAGGCCAAGAAGCTCGGCGTCGCCACCGGCATCCACGTGGTGCTCGTCGCCTCGTGGCAGGGCCGCGCGCTCTTCGCGCCGCGCATCAACAACAAGGTGGTGCCGCTCCAGGAGTTCGGCGACGCGAACACCAACCTGCCCTACTGCCGGTCGCTCGACCGGCTCAAGGGCGCCCCGACCAAGGCCGTGCCGGGCATCGGCGACTGCCCGTCGTGCCCCTACCGCCCCTGGAAGACGCAGGGCGAGCCGAACCTGTGCCACGACAGCGTGACGTGCATCTTCGTGCTCCTGCGCAAGGAGGAGGACGGGACCTTCACGCCCTTCGACGGGCTCTACGAGATGCAGTTCACCAAGAGCGCCGTGCCCTGCGGCAACAAGGTGATCAGCCTCGCCGAGAAGGGGCGCAACCCCTGGGACCGCGTGCTGCGCATCACGGCCAAGCAGGAGAACACGAAGGACGGCAGCATCTACTTCGTGCCCGAGGTCGTCGGCGTGAACAACGAGGACAACGGCCGCCCCGTCACGGTCACCCCGCCCGAGAGCGCGATGCTCAAGCTCCTGAAGGATCAGGTGCTCGTGCAGTACTACTACCCCAACCTCGCGAGCGTCTACCGTCGCGAGGAGCAGGTCCGCACGGGCGGCTCCGGCGGCGCGGCGTCCAAGCCCAGGTCGGACATGTCCGAGCTGGAGCGCCGCGCGGCGGCCGCCGCCGGCGAGGCGGCCCCGTCGTCCGACATGCGCGACGCCAACGTGTGACGTGCCTGGGCGGGCGCACGGCGACCCGATCAGGGCCGCCGTGCGCCCGCCCGCTCGCCTCGCTTTAGTTCACCGAGTGAAAGGCGACACCACATGTTCGCGGACACCGTCCTCGCGGAGAGGCCCTGGTCGAACTCGAAGGTAGAGCTCCTCGACAAGTGCCCGCGAGCCTACTGCCTCAAGTATCGTGACAGGCTCAAGGGGGCTCAAGCCGGGTCGGCGGCCCGCATCGGCACGACGGTGCACGCCGTGTTCGAGTACGGCCTCCGCACCGAGCTGCCCAACGAGGAGCTGATCCTCGGCGGCGCGGAGCCCAACGCCCCCATGGTCGTACCCGTGCCGTGCCACACGGAGGCGGAGCTCGACGAGCGGCTCCCGTACCTCTTCGACCTCTTCGCGCGCTCTCCGAGGAACGCGCTCAGCCCTGACGAGTACCGCGAGGCCTCGGACCTCCTCCCGCGCGCCAAGAGCTTCGTGCTCGGCATGCAGGGGCTCGCGGAGGCGCGCGGCGTCACGGAGTTCTTCCTCGAACACCGCACGGCGATCGGCGTTAACTATGAGCTCCAGCCGTTCGACGTGGAGAAGGATGGCGTGCGCGTGCCGAACAACGAGGCGCTGATCCGTGGCGTCATCGACTTCGGCTTCATTGCGGGCGGCAACTACGTGGTCATCGACCACAAGACCGGCAAGCCCAAGGACCTCGCGAACTACGCGGATCAGCTCCGCCTCTACATGCTGTTCGCGCTCGCGGAGCACCCCGAGGTCGAGGGCGTCCAGTGCGGGATCAACCACGTCCGCCGGCCGAAGGTCGACTGGATGGCCCCGCGTCCCAGGCACGAGATCGAGCGCGAGGTGATGCCGTGGCTCGGCCACCACCTCAACCGTCTCGACATCAAGCTCAAGATGATCAACGAGGGCGAGCGCCGGGCGAAGACCGGGCCGCTGTGCAACTGGTGCGACTTCGTCGACGGCGCTGGGCTGTGCCCCGAGGGCCTCGCCGAGGTCACCGCCAAGCCGCGCGGACCGAGGCTTTCTCTGCCCGTCTTGCAGCCCTCGGCCGGGGCCTGATAGCCTCGGATCGCCTTGTTTAGCCGTGGCTCCGGGGCGGCCTAACCCAGCCTCCCCGGGACTACGTTTGTTTTCTCGTGCCGAAGGAAACCATGGCTGTGAAGAAGCCAGCGCCCGGTAAGTCCCAGTCACAGCAAGGCAAGGCCCTCTTCGCACGTCTCGGTGTGGCGAAGGCGCGCGCCATGTTCGAGCGCCTGTTCCCCGTCGTCACGCACTCCGGCGCGAAGCGGACAACCTCCCAGGTGGGCACGGACGGGTTCTACACGAACTGCGTCCTGCCCGGCCACGAAGACGACACGCCGTCCCTCTACATCGACTGCGCGAAGGGCTACGCCGAGTGTCGCGGCGCCCCGTGCGGCTACCACACGACGAGCCTGCTCAAGCTCCTCCAGGACGCGGCGGGCTGGTCGTACAAGGACGCCGTCACCCAGGTCCACACGGCGACCGGCATCCGCGTCGCGACGGGCAAGGCGGAGAAGGAGCTCGAAGAGCTCGACGAGCACCAGCAGGCCGGGGCCTCCATGATGGAGGCGTTCAACGACCACCTCTGCCGGTGCATCAACCCCCCGACGAGCGAGGACAAGTACGCGTCGGACTACAGCCCCGCGTACCTGCGCGCCGTGCAGCCGACGCTCGACTGGCTCTACAACGAGCGCGGCCGCAAGAAGAAGTACGCGCACCTCATGCCGTACGGCATCCTGCCGACGGTCGAGCTCACGCTGAAGTTCGTCGGCAAGATCCTCGAAGACAGGGCCACCGCCGAGATGCGCATGGGTGTCGTCACGACGACCAAGGAGCGGCGGGCCCGCGTCCTGTCGATCGTCGAGTCGATCATGCGCAGCATCGACCCCCAGTGGATTCACTGCGTGACTTTCCACACCGGGTACGGCATCTCGACGCCCGGGGCGATCCGCCTCCGCAAGCCGTCGAACGACAAGACGCACGGCACGGACACCGTCGGCAGACTCCACGGCGAGGAGGACCCCGTCGGCTTCTACGGCCTCTACCAGCCGAGGCTCAAGCACCTCACGCCCAAGCAGATCGCCGACACGCACGTCATCGTCGTCGAGGGCGAGAACGACGCAAACGCCTACATCGAGGGCCTGCTCGAAAGCGGCAAGTCCGGCGTGCTCCCCCTCGCCGGCATCGGAACGCACAACAACCTCGACCTCCTCGCCGAGGCAGGCATCGAGCGCCCGCACCTCTTCTCCGACGAGCCGTCGATGGTGTACGGCAAGGGCGAGGCGTGGATCACGCACATGCTCCGCGAGTCGGAGAAGTGCGACGCGCGGGTCTTCTCGGGGTGGCACCTCCTCAAGGACGGCAACCCCAAGGACCCCGACGACGCGATCCGAGCGCACGGCTTCGAGAAGGTCTACGCGCTGACGTCCGGTCCCGGGTCGCAGTACCAGACCGTCGAGGCATGGGCGCTCGACCGGCTCAACGAACGCGCGGCGGAGGTTCAGGACGTCCGCGAGCGGCTCTCGCACGCCATCGAGCTCGGCCACTGTGTCAAGAACTCGATGGCCTTCGCCCTGTACCTCGACGGGGCGTCGAAGCTCGCGGGCGTGCCCGTCGCCGCGCTCCGCCAGGAGCTCGTCAAGACGGGCTTCACCGAGACCGGGTACGTGTCCCGCCTCGCCGACGCGATCATGAACGAGTTCCACCGGAGCTACCGCGAGGACGGCAGCCGTGGCGGCGAGCTCTACCTCTTCCACCGCCAGAAGAGGCACCCGATCCAGTTCTACCTGACCGACGGTCGGTCGATGATGGCGCAGATGTCGAACGTCTACGGCGACATGTGGACGTGGGTGAAGGAGCACGTGGGCCTGCCGCCCGCGCTCGACGACGCGAACCTCGACGGTGCGCCGACCTCGCTCCTCCTGCCCGAGAAGGTGAAGCTGCTCGGAGACTACATGGCCCTCGCGATGCAACAGGTCTACCAGGGCGTGCCCTCGCGCGCCGAGTGCAACGAGCACAACCAGGGCGCGTGGTGGCTCGACGACCCGTCGAACCCCGGCACCAAGTGCCTCTACATCCACAACGGCGACCGCACCTACAAGGGCGTGTGGCGGCCCGGCTGCGACGCCGTGCTCGACTGGACGGAGCTCCACGGCCCCTCGGACGGCAAGGAACTCTTCAACCTCGACGGCACGCGCCGCTGGTCGCGCGAGATCGGCTCCGTGGCCGACCTCGAAGAGGGCAACACGTACACCAAGGAGGACCTCGCCAAGGCGTTGCGCGACCTCGCGCGCATGTTCGAGAAGCTGTGGAAGCTCAAGTACGGGGCGACCGACGCGAAGTTCCTCGCCTACCACCTCGCCGCCACGGCCGTGACCGAGGCCTTCGAGACGAAGGCGATCATGCACATCCTCGGGGAGACGAACTCCGGTAAGTCGTCGCTCCTCTCGTGCTTCGGCGGCACGCAGTTCCCCGACCTGTCCCTGGTCGAGGCCTCGCACTACCGGGCGAACTACACGGCCGCGTTCGTCTCGCAGACGTGGAACCGTTGCTCCCTGGCGATGCTGCTCGACGAGTTCGAGGACGAGCAGAACTCGCGCAGCCACAAGGGACAACAGGTCGAGAACCTGTCCGAGATGATGCGACAGCTCGTCACGGCGGGAGGCACCGACCCGGGGCGCGGCTCGAACGATGGCAAGCCCCGCTCGACGATCCTGCACACCTTCGCCGCGCTCGGCTCGATCCTCCGCGCGTCCAAGCCTCAGGACAACAACCGCCGCGTCACCATCGAGCTCTTCACCAACGACAAGCAGGGCGCCAAGCCGCCGAACATCGCGATGTTCGAGTTCTTCACTCGCCACGAGTACAACCGCATCCGCCGGATGTTCTCGGTGGCGCTGCACCGCTGGGTCCCCGAGCTTGCCGCGCTCCAGAAGAAGGTGGGCCAGGAGATCGCCAAGGAGGGCCTTGTCGAGTACGCGGTCCCGGCGCGCTTCTCGGACAACCTCCTGCCCGCCGTTGCCGTCATGGCGCTGGTCGAGGAGGAGAAGGTCTGGAAGCAGTTCCTCAAGGACACCTTCACGGCCCGGCGTGAGGCCATCATCGAAGTCGCCCAGGACACCGCCTCGAACGCTCTACTCGAACGCATCCTCAACGTCCCGAACTGCACGTACGACGCCAACAAGCGCGCGTCGGTCAACCAGCTCATCTCGAAGGCCGACACGGTCGAGTTCCTCAACAAGAGCCCGTGCGGTGTCTACTTCGACGAGCGCAACAAGCTGCTCATCGTCAACTGGTGGACCGTGAACGCGGTGGGTGGAGGTCTGCTCTACCGGGTGGACGGGTACGACCAGATGACGCCGCAGAATCTCAAGCACACGTTCGACCAGCACCCGAACGCCCTCAAGCCCGACGAGCTCAAGGCGTACAAGGTGTTCGAGTTCCTGCGCGTGCACGCCACCGGCGCCAACGAGCGCGGCATCTCCGCCATGCGCATCGACCGGGTGGTGAATTCACTGCGTGATCTGCCCGCCCCTGAGGAGGGCTCGAACGTCATCGCGCTGCCGCAGCGGCCGCGAGCGGACGAGCCGAAGATCAAGTCCGACACCGGGAACGTATGATCCACATTATCAGATACGCGGGAGCTGACTTCGCAGCCTGCGGAGAAGAGTTCGAGGAGGCAGTCGTACTCGGCGGCACCGCGATCGACGAAGCGAACTGCAAGGCTTGTTGCGACGAGTGCGGGGTGGAGCCGGGTGCGCCCGGCGCGGGGCAGGACCGCATCAAGTACCGGTACACCATCACCCTCCTGTGCGACGAACAGCTCAGCTACAAGCAGCGCGAGTACCTGGAGAGCGCGATCGAATCGCACATCGGGTATCCCGCGAACGTGCACGCAGAGCCCGAAGAAGTGCCCGTGGACGAGAACGGAGACGAGGTCTGACGAATGGCCAACGTATCACTCACGGCCCCGCCCCCGGCGTTCTCGTGCTCGGTGTGCGAGCGCCCAGGCCGCGTCGACAAGGCGGGGCCCGGGTGTGCGTCGTGCCCCGCGCTCAAGGGCGCCCACTACTACCCCACGTCGGACGGCGACCCTGCCTGCGACGTGTTCTTCCTCGGGGATCACCCGGAGCGTCCGCCGCTCTTCCAGATCCAGACCAAGCGCCGGGAGCTGCCGCCGACCGACCACTTCGCGTTCCAGGACGACGCGGGGCGCGTGGTCAAGAACGCGGTCGCCGATCTCCACAAGGATCGAGCGTTCAACCACCTGACGGTGCGGTACGGCTACGCGGTGCGGTGCGCCGTGGAGAGCCCCGGCGCAGGCGTCATCCGCGCCTGCTCAGGCCCGCTCCAGGACGAGCTCGCCAACATCGCCGCGTCGCGCGCGGCGGCCGGCAAGCAGGGCCCGCTGGTGGTCGTCGCGCACGGCGTCCCCGCCCTCGCGGGCCTCGGGCTCCACGTGAAGAAGGAGGCCGACGCGACCGGCAAGGTCTTCACGACCCGCGCCGCCGGCATGGACCTCGTGGTGGTCTTCACGCGCACGCTCAAGGCCATCGCCGCGAGCCCTGGCACCTATGAGTCGACGCGCGCCAACATCGCCAAGGCGTTCGCCCTGGCCGCCCGCATCGACGTCAAGCCCATGTCGCGCACCGACATGGCCGCCGGCCACATCTACCCCGCCTCGGTGGCCGAGGTGCGGGAGCTCGTGCGCATGATCGACGCGTACGCGGGGACGGCCAAGGACGCGAAGGAGTGGGCGATCTCCTTCGACACCGAGACCAACACGCTCTACCCCACCAAGACGGGCCTCAAGGTCACGGCGGCGTCGTTCGCGTGGGACGTGGGCCTCGCGTGCGCCATTCCCCTCTGGCACGACGAGACGCCGTACGACCCGGAGCCGGCGTGGGAGGAGGTGAAGTGGCTCCTCACCCGCAAGCCGCTCATCCTCCACAACTACCGCTACGACATCAAGGTCGTGTGGAAGATGGGGGCCGACATCCCCAACCTCCGCTGGGACACGCTCCTCGCGGAGCACGTCCTGCGCGAGGACGCCAAGGGCTTCTACGGCCTGAAGGAGCTCACCGCCGAGCGTTTCCCCGAGCTCGCCGGCTACCAGAACAAGGTGGTCGAGATGGTCGAGGCCGAGGAGGAGCGGGAGATCGCCGAGGAGCTCAAGGAGCGCAAGCGACCCAAGGCGCAGATCCCCGGCGAGGTCATGGAGGCGCTCGCTCGGCTCAAGCTCAGCCCGAAGTTCCGCGAGGCGACGCTCCGGAAGAAGCTGGAGGAGTGGCAGCTCGTCGCCATGGCGGAAGCCGGCGGCGGCAACCTGCTCGGGGCAGGGGCGCCCGTCGAAGCGCAGATCGCGGACGCGCGCCTCGTACTGGCCGCCAAGAAGGCGGGCGAGTTCAAGGTCGCCAAGCCCAAGCCCGAGAAGAAGGAGCACGACGGCGCGTACGCGAAGGTCCCCCTGCCCGAGCTCCTCTTCTACGCCGCCGTGGACGCCGACGCGACGCGGCGGCTCGCGGTCGATCAGGTCTCGCGCATGCGCGTCGAGGACGCCAGGATCGCCGACGAGCGCGGCAAGGTCGACCGCATCGCCCGCTTCTCCGTGTCGTCGAGCGCCTTTCACGCGGTGAAACGGTGCGACACCGACAAGCCGCGCTACGCCCTCGCGCGGTCTCGCTACACGCGCCGCGCCCGCCACCTCGCCAAGATCGAGTACCACGGCTTCCGCATCGACAAGGTCTACCTCGAACAGGCGCGGCAGGACATCGAGCTGGCGGTCGTCGAGGCGCGCAAGAAGATCGACGAGATGGCCCAGGGGGAGCTCAACCCCAAGAGCGGCGACCAGCTCCAGCGCTTCTTCTGCGACACGGGGATCGGCTACGTGCACCCGAAGCCGGACGCGGCGGCCGAGCTCGCGCAGCAGCACCCTGACCTCTTCAAGTGGGACGGGCAGCGGCTCATGTACCGCGTGCCGCGCGCGGAGAACGGCGAGTGCCCGATCCGCTTCACGGCCACGGGCAAGGTCCAGATGGACGCCGCGTTCCTGAAGCGCGTCAAGGCCGGCTACAAGGACCCGTTCGCGGACATCAACCTCGCGTGGCGCAAGGCCGCGACCATCCGCGACTCGTTCCTCTCGAACATCGCGAAGCTCCTCGACTTCTACGCCGACGGGTGGATTCGGCCGGGGTACAACCTCAACGGCACAGCCACGGGGCGGCTCTCCAGCTCGTCGGGCGTCAAGGGCATCGGGTTCAACAACCAGAACATCCCGAAGAAGCCCATCGGCACGGTGAACTGCAAGAAGCTGTTCATCCCCGACGACGACTCGTTCGTCCTGGTCAACATGGACGGCGCGGGCGCGGAGGTCGGCGTCCTCACGGCCTACGCGCGGGCGGTGAAGCTGATCGAGTCGATCATCGCCGGCATGGACACCCACAGCTTCTTCTCGTCGATCATCCTCAACCCCGACTCGGTGGCCGAGGGGTTGACGGGCTCGGCCCGTGAGGCCGCGCTGCGCCTCGCGACGATCGACGACGCCCACGCGTGGAGCTACGAGGACTTCGTCGCCGCCAAGAAGGATCAGCTCCAGGACAAGGCCTATCAGGTCCGCCTCTACGACCTCCGCGAGAACATCAAGCGCGTGGTGTTCGGCACCCTGTTCGGCGCGGGGTACCGCAAGATCGCGGAGATCGCCGGCATCCCGGCCTCGTTCGCCAAGAAGGTCATCGAGCTGTTCTTCGCCCGCTTCCCCGAGGTCAAGGAGGCGATCGAGTACGCGAAGTGGCACCTCCGCACGTTCCACTTCAACGAGACCTACTTCGGGCGACTGCGCCGGTTCACGATCGACAACGCGCCGAGCGGGATGCTCGCGCGCGCCGAGCGCCAGGGCTTCAACTTTCTCATTCAGTCGACCAATAGCGACATCGTCATGGACGTGCTCTGCGACATGGGCGACGAGGTCGAAGCTGCCGGAGGCCGGCTCCTCGGCACTGTGCACGACTCGATCATCTTTCAGTGGCCGAAGAAGTACATCGGCCAGCTCGCCGACGTGGTGCAGCGCGTGGGCTCGGACAAGGTCAAGCGCGACTGCCCGTGGCTCCCCGTGCCGTTCCGGTGGGACGTGGAGGTCGGCCCGAGCTACGGCGAGCTCATGAAGCTCAAGGACTACCTGAAGAAGCCCGAGCTCTACGCGCCGCCCCCGCCCGCGCTGCCGAGCTACGAGGGCTACTCGGACGACGAGGTCATCGACGACATGCGCCACGCCGAGGAGCCGTTGCCGGCGTTCAAGGGGAAGAAGAAGTGAGCCTGAAGTGCGAGGACCCGTCCGAGGCGATGGGTGACAGGGTGCAGGCGGCGGCCGAGGCGTACTTTCACGACGAGTACGTCAACGTGTTCTACGAGCACGGACAGTGGTGGGCGGAAGTAGGGCCCGAGAGGGGCGACTACGACACCTATTCGGTCGTGGACGCAGAAGGTGGCGACTCGGTCGACGGGTTCGACTTCGAGCTCGTTTCACGCCGTGAAGATCGCTGAGATCTGCTACGCGAGGTGGCAGGACCGTTCGCTCCGGGACGACAAGGCGCGCGCGGAGATCGAGGGGCTTGGGTACGCTCGGGTACCCGGGTCCCACGCAGAGTACTACGTCCCCGACGAGCGTGTGGAGGACATCAAGTCCGTCATCGTCGACCTCAACGAGCTCTTCAGAGGCTCGCTGTGGATCTGGTGGTGGGACAGCGAGAAGCCCGGCGCCCCCGGCGAGCGCTGGTATCCGGAAGGGTTGACAAGGTAGGTAGACTGATGGGACTTTCACCCCGAGGTGACAAGATGGCGACGAAGAAACCGTGGGCGTGGCTCGACACCGAGACCACCGGGTTCAAGCCTTCCGAGGGCGCGCGCGTGCTACAGGTGTCCGTGCGGGTCACGGACGACTCCTGCCGCGACGTGACCCGAGGGGGGCGCTTCTCCTACACGTCCGACGTGCAGCTCCCGGTGGCCGCGCTGGTGGCGGCGTCGCCGAAGGCGCTGGAGGTCAACCACTTCGCGCGGGTCGTGCCGATCGAGGAGCTGCGCGCGCTCCCCGAGGACGAGCGGCCGCGCGTGGCCTGCGGCAAGTACGCGACGCAGTTCGCGTCCGACGCGGTGCTGGCGGACCCCGAGGCCCGCATCCGGCCGAACCGCGACTACAAGGTCGACAACCTCGTGCCGGTCATGATCGACCCGGACGCCTACTTCCGGGCGCCGCCGCCCCACGTCGTCTGGCAGACGGTGCACACGATGCTCTCGGGCTGCCACCTCGTGTGCCAGAACCTCCCGTTCGACAAGCCGTTCGTCGAGAACGAGCTCGCCCTGTGCGGGCTGACGTACCCCTGCGACTTCCGGGGCATCGAGATCATGAGCTTCTCGAACCTCGTGGCGCAGCACCTCGGCCACCCGACCTGGGGGCTCGACAAGCTCTACGACGCGCTGGCCCAGCGGTACGGGATGGAGGAGCTCGGGGCGCACCGGGCCGACGCCGACGTGGCCCGGATGATGTCGATCTACAAGTTCGCCCGCTCCTGGTTCCTCGACAGCTTCAAGCTGTCGCTCGAACTCGAAGCGGCCAACGCGCGCATCCGCGAGCTCGAAGAGGCCGTCGCGTTCCACCGGGCGAAGTCGAACGAGGCCGCCCGCAACGAAGCCGATCTCGGCTGATGCCGGCGCGCGGTGGCACCTACCAGGGGATGAACTGGATCTGGGGACCCACGCGCTACGCCATCTACTACCGCGACAGGGACCCAGAGACCGGGCACCTCCGGTGCGTCTGGTGCGCGAGCCGCGTCTGGGTGTACGGGGAGAAGGGGAGGCGCCGGGCGTGCCTCGACCACCTCCACCCCGTGCACCTGGGTGGCAAGCACAAGCAGTACAACCTCGTCACGTCGTGCATTCCGTGCAACAACAGGCACGGCGGCAAGCACTGGGAGGAGCGAGACGCCACGCCCGAGGCGCTCGAACGCGTGCGCGCGGGCACCACGAGGCCGCTGACGGCCGACGAACGGGCCGAGGGGCACAAGCGCTGGAAGAAGCGCCCCGCCAACAAGAAGGGGTACGCCTCGTACCGGCCGAACTGGCGGGACAACGTCGCCGTTTCACCGCGTGAACCGGGCGACGATGACGACGTCGAGTTCGATCAAGCCACGGGGACGGAAGACTTCGTCCCGTTTTGATGTTGCAGCCACAGAAAGTCAGGTAATAGTGACCGATTCGTTGGCCGTGCTGAAAGACGCGGTCGCTCAGTACGAGTTCTCGTTGAAGGTGCGCCGCGCGCTGACCGGCGTTCGGCTGATCGACGAGTCCGACGAAGAGACGTTCGCCAGGGTGATGCGACTCGCTCAAAAGGTCATCTGCCCCGACTGTCGGGGCTACGGACGCAGGCCCATGAGCGATGAGATCTGTCCCACCTGTCAGCTCACGGGAGAACGGCCCATCACGCCGTCAGATCCCACTCGCCCTTGACCATCTGTAGGACCATGTCCGCGTAGTTGAGGGCGTGGAGGAAGTCGTCCGGCTTCGTCGGCGCGTGCCTCCACGCCTTCCGGTCCTTGTTCGGCCCGACCATCTCTTCGTACTCGTTCAGGATGTCCTCGAAGGGCTCGGCGATCTCGGACACGTTCGGCGTGCAGAGGTCCGAGGGGAACTGGATCTCCTGGTGCAGGCCGAGCGCCATCATGACTCGGTCGATCGAGCGGGTGCGGTTGATCGTCCAGAGGCCGTTCGACTGGTTGAACCGCGAGTAGTAGTCGACGTTGTCGGCGTACTTGAACTTGACGACGTTGCGTGCGCTGCCGAAGCGCTTGCGCAAAAGGTCGGTCGGCATGTTGCCGCCGCCCTCGTCGGCCCCGATCAGCGGGCAGTTCGAGTAGAAGCAGAGCGTGGTGTAGATCTCCTCGACCTCGTCCACGGGGTGCGTGCCGGGGAAGATCTTGTAGTAGAGCACGCGGTTCTTGTTGATCATCGGCACCCAGCCGAGGATCACGAGCACCGTGCGGCTCTTGAGCTCCGAGCCGCCGCCCGACCAGTCGATGCCGGCCGCGACCTTCGTCACGCCCTTCATGTTCGTGTTGATGTCGGGGCGGCGCGAGCAGAGCGGCCCGTTGGCGGCCTTGCGTAGGTGCTCGATCGTCACGAGGCGGCGCCCGATCGAGTCGGACACGCCAAGGACCTCGTTGCGGAACATCGAGAGCGAGTGCGGCTTCTTGCCGTAGAGCAGGTTCCAGATGCTCTTCCAGCGCTTTCGCGCCGCGCGGTGCTCGTCGGTCCCCTCGGCCCACGCCTTGGGCACCTCGTTGGGCATGACGATGCGCGAGATGTGGAAGCCCTTGTACTCGGCGTCCTTCACCATGTCGACCCAACACCCGTTGCGGGGGTTGAGGTAAGCGCCGCAGCCGGCGTGCATGCAGATCGGCCCGTCGACCCCGAGCATCTTCTCGGAGCGCGCGACGCTGTAGCGGTTGCACGCGTCGCACTTGATGACCCACTCGGACTGCGAGGACGCGGCCCACAGGTGCTCGATGGAGTTCTCCATCGTCTTGGGGGTCCCGCAGTAGATCTCGTACTTGTCCGTGAAGTTCTGCGAGCACGCCTGGACGACGGGCTGCACCGTGTCGAGGAGCATGTCCTGCACCTCGTCGAACAGGAGCTTCTGCGCGGTGACGCCACGGCAGCGGTCGGCGTTGTCGGACGCGTAGGAGAAGAAGATCTTCGAGTTGGTGGCGGCGAACTCGCGCGTCAGTACGCGGTCCGTACCGCCCACGTCCGTGAAGTACTCCTCGACGATCGGCGAGCCGTGGATGGTGGCCGAGACGCGGTCGACCGAGAACTTGTGCGTCTGCTCCTGCGTGGGCGCGATGAAGAAGATGCGGAAGTTCGGGATCGAGATCGAGTCGATGATGCAGTTGTTCGCCAGGGTCGTCGACTTGCCGACCTGACGGCACGTCTGGAGCACGACCTTCTCCGAGCCCGTGTTGTAGATGGCCCGGAACATCGGGTAGTCGGCGAGCGAGAAGGGCTTCCCGTCGATGTGGATCAGCGACTGGGCGAACTCCGACCGCGTGGCCGTGATGACGTTACCGGACTGCGTCGGCATGCTGCACGGCCCGCTGTGCTCGGAGGGCGTCGAGGTGGCGGCGGCAGTCGATGAGGCGCGCTGCGGTCACGCCGGCCGCCGTCTCGTCGACGTCCTTCTCGACGCCCTTGAGCTTGGACTCGTCGGCCGTCGCGATGAGGTCGCGGAGCTCCAGGAGGGCCTCGTAGTCAAGTTTCCCGCTCTCCATGTTCGCCTCGTCGCGCACGCAGTCGTCGGCGAAGTCGAGCTCCTTGGGGGCGACGAACCACCCGTCGTGCACCAGGACCACGGCCACCGCCGGGTCGATCTCGTCCGGGTCGAAGCCCTCGTCTGGCATGCGACGCGCGAGCTCCGGTCGGAGGGCCTTCATCTCCTCGACGCCCCACGCGAGCTCCGCCGGAGTCGGGTGCTGCGGAAGCCCGGGGACGGGGGCGACCCCGGTGCAGGCGAGGCAGAAGGCGAAGAAGACCACGTGGTCGCAGAGCCACCGCGTGTGGGCGACGATCGTCTGCGCCCCCAGTAGCTTCGCCATGAGCTGGGGCGTGGCGGTGACGCCCTTGCGCTCCAGCTCGAATCGGAACACGTCTGGCTCCCAGTCGCGCACCTCCGGCCCCCAGAGGTAGACAGCAGCCTTCCACGCGGCGGAGGGGCAGACCTCCGGTCTGCGTAGCACTTCGCGGGCACTCATGTGGGTGCTCCCGCGACAGCACCAGTGACCATGTTGGTGAAAGGCTTTACCCACGAGCCTTCCGTGTAATTGTTCAGGTGGTGCTGCATGGCGGTAGCGGCTGACGGCGGAAGGTTCTTGGCGGCCATGCGTTGCGTCACCAACGCCGGGTTGGCGACGACCTCGTTCATGCCGTGCTGTATGCGGGCGCTGGTAACACCACCGTTCACCCCGTACTCGTAGGCGTTCACAGCTTGTACGTGCCGACGAGGCGGGTGAAGGTCTTCTTCATGTCGGCGGGGAGCGTCGAGAGCACCTCTGCCGCGAGCTTGGGGTCCACGCGGTCGCCCTTGCCGATCGCGGGCCCGATGTCGTCCCCCAGGGCGTGCTTGTAGAGGTCCATCGGGATGCGCGCGAGCTCGGAGGGCGTGTAGACGCGGCCGCCGATGTCGCACCCCTCCTCGGCGAGCTTCTGCGTGTTCGAGACCGTCCGCGCGGGGTCTTCGAGCTCGCGGTCGTACTTGGACTCCAGGCCGGCCTTGCGGTCGAGGTCGTGGATGAATGAGGCGACCTTGAGCCGGGTGTCCTCGCGCCGGAGGTCCGCCGGGCTCTTGCGCACGGCCTTGGCGAGCTCCGCGAACTTGGCGGCGAGCCCTGCGTCGCCCGTCGCCGCCGCGCGCGCCTCCAGGTGGACGGCGAGGCGCTCGGGGTTCGAGGCCGTCTTGCAGGCGAGGCGGAGGGACTCGGCGGAGAGTTTCACGCCGTGAATCCGTGCCGCCTCCGCCAGCTTGGAGAAGGCGCGCATGCGGTCGGCGCCGTTCAGCTTGTGGACCTGGGGGAGGAGCCTCGACTCGGCCGTCTTGACCTCCTTGGCGTCGCGCACGGGGTAGAGGCCCCCGGGGAAGAGGCACTCGTCGTCCGAGGCCCACTTCACCGCAGCGCGGCCGAAGGCATCCCCGGGGATGTCGTAGGCCTCCATCGCGTCGGCCAGCTTGGCGCGCACATGTTCGGGCACCTCGGCCTCGGCCGTCTTGGCGTAGAGGTTGGACAGGGCCGCGTGCTCGTGCGAGTGGATCGGGAAGAGGCGCCGCTCAGGCCACGCGTAGGCGCCGGCCGGAAGGTCCGGCTCGGTGTCCTCGATCGAGGCCTCCTTGAGGAGCTCCGCCGCCCCGGGGTGCGAGTCGAGGAGGTGCCTGAGCCGCCCGTAGCCGGGGTCGTGGAACTGGTCGAAGATCGGCATGACAAGCAAAGGATAGAACCGATGAGAAAGATCTACTTGAAAGCCACGGTGAGGATCATCGTCCGTGCTGACGAGGGTGTTTCGTTGGAAGACCTTCAGGAGCACATCCGCGTTTCTTGCAGCAACGATGACCCGGAAGATCGATTCGACATCGAAGACTGGGACTGTCAGGCAATCGAAGTGGAGGACTCCAAGTGAGCAAAGGAGCTGACGCATCTACGTGGCTCCTCCCCGTCTTCGGCGAGCGGGAGCATGACGACCATTGCCGGGCCCTGGTCTGGCGCATCACCAAGTCGTCCAGGAAGTATCTGCTGACGCTGCGACGACGGTTCGAGCGGTGCTTCAAGGAGGACCCCGCACTCAAACGCATGGCGTACGACGCCGTGCCCGTGGACGTTCAGTGGCTCGACGACGACAAGATCAACTACGACGAGTACCCGGAGGCCTTCGACGACTGCGGGGAGCCGATCCGCTGCGAAGGGCTGTACGAGGAGTACAGGCCCGAGCTCGACACCGACGAGGACAGGCTCTACGTCACGCGCGAGTCCTTCTACTTCCGCGTGCGCGTGGCCGATACGGAGTCGTGGTACGAGGCCGGCATGAAGTGGGAGACGCTCGAAGGGGTGTTCGCATGAGCTGGATCGACGACGCCATCAAGGCTCACCCGCACACCTCGTGGGGCGACAGGCTCGTGGTGAAGAAGGACGCCTACGGCAACCGCGTCGAAGTCGCCATCGAGCGCGCGATGCGCAGCGGCGAGCCCGCGCCCTTCTTCAACTGCTGGGTGTTCAAGCCCTGCGACTACGTGTACCGACTCGACAACAACGGCAGGCCTATGCCGGGGCATCTGGACTGGGCCCGGGACCTGATCGCGCAGGCGCTCGAAGTGGACAAGGCGCGGGTGCGCTTGGGCTTCGGCGAGGACGAGTTCGACGTGAGGCCGTTCTGATGGGACCGTTCGACAATACCGCGCACTGCTATGTCGAAGACAACAACGTTGAGGATGGCCTGTGGGTGACGGATGAAGAGGGAAACCTCTGGATCATTCCCACAGCAGGCGACGAGATCTACGGACCTGACGGCAAGACGCTCGACAAGCTCAACGCGCTCTGTCGTGAACACCCGATCCCCGACTACATC